GATACGCTTGGCCATAGCGGTCTGGAGCGCCTCCAGCTCGGGGGCGGTCTTAGCCACGTTCGAGCGCAACCACTTAATCAGCGTCAGCGGGCTAGGCACAGTTGCACTCCTTGTAACGAGCCAGTCCGCCGCGAGCGTACAGCGGGATGCGAGAATCAATGTTCTCCAGAGCGTAACCTCTAGCCTGGGTCTGTACGCCCGGCTCGCGGTTGAATTTGTCCATCGGAATGCCCAGCGACTTGTTCACCTTGGCGTTGAACGGGTCCACCATCAACATCTCCACGTGCGGCTCCTCCGCGTTCTCCGCAGCGCGTCGAGCCGCATAGTAGTCCGCTACTTTCTTCTGCGGGCTGCCCCATATCTCCTCGGCACCCGCACGGTCTCCCGAATAGCCCCGGTACAGCCCCTGAAGCATTTTCTGAGGCTCGCCCGCATTCAGCCGTGCGGCTTCTTGGTTCAGCGGTGAATTCAGCCGCGCCTCTTCGCGCCACTGCTGAACGCGCAGCGCGTTGTCGCGGGCCTCGTTGGTCGCGCCGAGCGAGCGCCAGTGGGCTATGGTCTGGGCCTCGTCGGGGGTTATGCGGCCTGAACGGAGGGCGGACGCAATCTTGTCAGCACTCGCCACCCCCCTCGCCCCCCGTAGGAGCGCCCCGGCTACGCCCAAGCCCCCGCCCAACACGCCCGAAAGGATGTCGAGCTCTTCGGCTTGGTCCTGGGACTTTTTCCAGGCTGCATACCGGGGATCCATCACGCTAGTCGGCACCTGAACTTTGTTCCGAGCTAAGGCACCCTGCTGGGCGAGATTCGGATTGCCGTAGAACGCAGTTTGATACGACGCAAGCGGCGCAGACTTCACCGCTTCTCTGGTAATTCCACCTGTTTGGTAGCCCTCAACCAAGCCCCCCGCAGCCCACTTGACCCGGTTGGCCCAGTACGCGGCGCTGCTCGGCCCCTTGGCGATGTTCTTAGCGTGACGTGACTTAAAGGACTTGCGCTTGGCCACCATACGCTCGGACTCGCCCGCCTTGGGCTTGCCCGCCGTGCTCGCCCCCTGCTCACCGAAGCGAATGATCTTCTCCTTACCGTCCACTTTCGTTTTCACGATGTGGGACTTAGTGGGATGGCTCGGGGTGCGCCGGGGTTGGTTCAGCGGCAAACTGGCCTTGTCAACGCGGTCGGTCATCTCTTCCCCGCCGCTCTCATGTTGTCCACCAGGTTAGGGTAGGGGCGTCCGGCGCTCTTGGCCGCCGCTTTAGCCGCCGACTTAGCCGCCGAGGAGAGCGGCTGGCTCGCGCCGAGGCTTTTGGGTCGGGCTTTGTCCCAGATCGGCTTCTTTACCCTCCCCCCCGCCTTATACTTCTGCACTAAGCCCCCTCGGACGTAACTGCGTCCGAACGGAGGCATCGGTTCGTCACGCGCCTCACCGTAAAATTTACGGACCGGGCCATAATCCAGCAGGTGCCGCCGGTCGCTGTCGGTTATCACCCCGAGGTCTCGCGCCAGGTCGTAGAACTCGCCTCGGGTCTTGGGATTGGCAGCCGTGATGTCGTCGTACGCAGCGCGTGGGCGCGGTACATATTCAATGCCGACCTTCTTAGCCGCCTTCTCCGCCGCGAGACTCGGCTCGTAGCCGAGGTCGTACACCCGGGAAAGCATGTCCGGGGTAACGTCCCCGTGCACTTGGGCCTCGATATATGAGTAGGGATTGCGTTGGTTCAACACGTCAGCTAGCGGCTCACGGCTTAGGTGTTTTATTTCCGTGGGCAACAGCGGTAGTTTGTTCAGGTCAGTCAATTCACGCGGTAGCTGCCGGGCGAAATACGAAGCGTAGAGGTGTTTGTTTCCGATGACTCCAAGATTATGCTCCCGGAGCACGTGGCGGAAGTCCTCTGGCAGGCCTTGAGCTTTCATTGCGTCATTTACGGCCCACTCGTCGCTATGCGGACCAATCGACTCGGCCACCCGTCGACGCGCTGCGTCGTACTTCTGGGCGAGCTCCCAGAGTTGACTACCCGGAACCCCGATGGTGTTGTACTCGCCCGACACGCCGGACAACAAGTCAGACGCCCTGGCGGAACCGCCTCGGGTGCGGTCCAGGGAGTCGTCCAGCGTCAACGTGGCACGACTCCGGGCCTCGGGGTGAAGCTCGAAGGCGTACTGCCCGTACTGCGGGAGCATATTCTCGGGAGCGATGAAGCTACTGCCCTTTTTCGGGTAGTAATCGGTCAGCGGTACTTTCAAGGTACTGAAAGGATCTTCCGTCATGTAGCCGTAGGTCTGCCCCTGCGAGCCGAACATCTCCGGTTCCCTCTCGGCCCGCACCTCGGCGCTGGCCTTAGGGCCAGCCGCCGCGCCGGTGCGTTTGGACTCGTGGACGCTCTTGAACCGACGGTCTGGCCCCGTGATGTCGGACATCGACCTGCGCCGCATTATCACCTTGGCGTTGTTCAGTGCCTGGAGCTCTTCCGGGGAGAAGCTGCGCGTCAGTATGCGGCCCTCCGGAGTCGTGGTAGCCGCCCGCACGGTGTTCTCCAGCCGAGCCAAGGGCGAATCCGCCCCCAGGGACTTGAGTACGTTGAGTACGGAACGAGTAGAAGGCCAAGGCATGATTAAGCAGCGTACGGATTCACGTGGACTTTGCGCGGCGCACTGTCAGCCTCACGCACGGTGGCCTTGGGCAGCGTGAACCAGCCCTCGTCCTTGAGGAAGATGACCACCTGGGTGAAGCAATCCACGTATTCATCGTGCGCAGCGACCGGGAACTTGGCCAGTTGTTTCAGGAACGGCTGTGCCCAGCTCACGAATTGGCCTGGATTCTTTTTGGATTCTGGTATCCACAGTATCTCCATCTCCAGCGTGGGGGCGGCTTGGTGCGCCCGAGCGACTTTATCCGCGTTGCCCGGATTATAGCCCCGTGCCGGGATTCCGGCAAGCGCTAAGTCCTGCAGCAATGATTGCCCGCTGGCCTTCGCTTCCACTAGAACCCTATCGGGCTTGCGGGCCTTGACGAACGGTCCGCCCTTGACCGAGCCGCCGTACTCGGTGTTGTAGTCCTTGATTGCGCGCTTGCGCAGGTCGGGGTAGGACAGGTGCTCGTCCCAGGCGTCTATCAGCATCCCTTGGCGCTTGCCGGCCAGCGAGAACAGCGCCCACACCTCGCACCCGGTCGGGTCGCCCGTGGTCTTCTCCGTGAATGCGGTGTCGTAGGACTGAATGATGTACTCGAACTGCGGCAGGGGCTTGTCGTGTGGCCACTGCTTAAAGCACGCCACTTTGAGCATACCCCCCGTCGCCGGCACGGGGTCCTGCTGCAACTGACCGGACGCCCCGTACTCCCCGAGCAGCTGCTTGAGCTGGGTGACCTCCTTGGTGCCGAACCGCTCGGGGCAGATGAGCTCGCCCTTCTTGGTCCTCTGGTCGTAAGCGCCGAGCACGGTGCGTCGTGCTCGCCCGTCCCACTCGGCGGGGATACACAGATGCTCCCAGCCCAGGATATCGTCCAGGATGTGGCCTGAGATATCGGATTCGTGCAGGCGCTGCATGATGACCACCATGACGTCGCGCTTGGGGTCATTCAGCCGCGTTGACCACACGACGTCGAACCACTCCAGCGCGGTCTGGCGCATCTGGTCCGACTGGGCCTCCTGAGCGGAGTGTGGGTCGTCCAGGATGAGCCGCGAACCGCCTTCCCCTGTCGCGGTGCCCCCCACCGAGGTGGCTATCCGGTAGCCGGTGCGACTGTTCTCGAACCGCTGCTTGGCGTTCTGGTCACCGGCAAGATGGAATTGATCTCCCCAGAATGACTGAAACCAGGGCGACTGAATGAGACGTCGGGCTTTCAGGTTGTCGCGTATGCTCAGTGTGGAGGAGTACGACGCACACAGGTACTTCTGCTGCGGGTCGAAGGTCCACTCCCACATCGGCCACATCACGCTCACGATCGTGGACTTACTGTGCCGGGGCGGGATGTTGATTAGCAGGCGCTTAATGTCCCCCCGGCTAACCGCCTCGAGGTGCTCGCAGATAGCCTCGATATGCCACGAGGCCACGAACGGCACCCCCGGCTCTACGACTGGCCACGCGGCTTTGACGAACGCGTAGAGGTCCTTCTGGTACTCCCGTCTTTTTATCTCCCGAGCCACCAGCTCGCGCATCACGCTGGGTGAGAGCGGCGCGTTCATTCTTTGGCAGGAGGGGGTACAGCCTTGGCGAGCAGGGCGTTCATCTGCTCGAGCTCAATGTCGCTCAATCCGTGAAGGTACACGGTCTGATTCACGGTGCTGATTGGGCCGCCGTCTTTGCCGGTAACTTCCTGGACCACTTTATCGCCGTACACTTTGGGGAGCATCTTGCTCAGCTGCCACTTCATCGTGTCCACCACAAGGCGCTTGTGCGCGATGACCTCCGACGACAACGTCATCACCACATCTTTAAGCACCGGCGAGCCGTCCGCGTTAAACAGCGGGGTATTGAAACTGTCCGTGGCGTGCACGGTGGCCATGGCGTGGGTCTCGGCGGCCACCTGGGTGATGCGGTCGCCCATCAGCTCATATCCTACCTTACGCGCACGTGCGTACTCCTGCCCAATCCCTTGGGGGTCTTTTTCAACCCACGTGAGCACCGTCGAGGGGTGGAGCAGGGGGTCGGCTTTGCGGGCGGCGGTGTCAAGCGAAACGCCCGCGCAGAGGTGCCCGCAGATGACCCGCATCAA